TGTTAGGGATCTTGAGCTGTTAATTCCTGGACAACACTGCGAACAGTTTTACATGTCTTTGAACTACGAACAGCCCGCTGCGCGGCGATGCCGCGTCTATCAGACTCGTACCACGAAAGTGGTCCAGCGAGCCATCACGACGTGGGAGCGCATTTTCCAGCAACCTCAGTGCGACTATGATCTTAGCTTTTCTCCGACTTGTTCGGAGTTCGCTCGGAAGATCAAGTCCCTCCTTGGGAATTGCCCTGCAGAGGATCAGAGTCAGATTATGGCCTGGCAGTCCATCAAGAAGCTCCTTCCCGACTCTTGTCGGTGTATGGAGGCCACGATGCTGTCTGACCTTAAGAAGACTCTTTCTCGGCCCCCACGGTCACTCCCTCGAGGCTACCTCCGATTCGTCCAGCAGGAAGTTCGTAAGATCTTCCCCTTGGGTTGGGATCGGGGCCTCTACGAGGACCACGTCGTCACCACTTCACCCCCCCTTTCTTCTTGTACCGAGAGTCCCCGTTCCGAGGGCGGCTCATTGGGTTCCGGCATGGATCATTTTTCCTTCTTACAGGCTTGCCTGGAGGATGTTGAGTTTGATCTTGATTGCCGGGCGAAGATGATTGTCGTCCAGTCGGCTGGTAAGCCCCGCGCTTTGAGCAAGTTTTCTTCTGACGTTCTCTGTCTACGGCCTCTTCATAAGGCTGTCTACGACAGATTATCTCGAGAATCTTGGCTCAATCGAGGCGATGTTACCACCGACGGATTGGCTGATTTTAGGTATGTTGAAGGGGAGGTCCTCACCTCTGGTGATTACAAGTCTGCTACCGACAACCTCAGTATTGAGGTTGCGGAGATGATCCTTGCCACTATTCTGACTTCTACGGTTTCTGTACCGCAGTCGGTCATGAAGGGCGCGTTGGACATTTTGCGGCCTAACTTGTATAACCTTGAAAACGCTATCGACTTCTCGCCCCGCGTTGGTCAAATGATGGGATCGTACCTCTCCTTTCCACTTTTATGCATCCAGAATAGGATGGCATTTTTGTGGGCTGGGGGTCGTGGTCTCCCTTGTAAGATCAACGGTGATGACATTCTTTTCCGTTCGAAACCTGAGTTCTCTCAGCTTTGGATGGAAACAGTGTCATCTTTGGGTCTTGAGGTCGAGCGGACAAAAACGAGTGTGTCGGCCGAATACGGCTCTTTAAATTCTACCTTAGTAGTTCGCGAAAAGGGAAAGTATAAAGTTCGCCAAACTCTTCGGTTCGGCATGCTTAGGGAATGTGATGACATCACTTCACTCTGCAAGACTTACGATGATTTCCTTCGAGGAATCCACGGATCTCACAGGTTTCGTGCTGGCTTTGAGTTCTTTCGATGGCATTTGCCCTCTCTTAAGGCTTACAGGGTTAGTACTTTGGAACTTGGTTTCCGCGGTGACCTTGCGTGGCGTTTGACGCGTAAGTGGAACCTCCGTTTGGATCGACCTTCTGAGGTCTTACCTAGTTTAGGTCCCGATCACAACGTAGTCGTCCCTCGAGATGGCTGCACATTTGTTGACCCGGATACAATTAGTAAAGACGATAGGAAAGTTAGTGCAATGGAGCTTGCGGCGTGGAAGTGGGGCGTGGAATTCGCCTCCCGTCAGAAACGGTCTGACCTCGAGTTCAAACTCAGGATGTCTTTAATAAGGCCTACTTCGCCTGACTTTTCCCCTTACCTTAGTGGTTTTGGGGAGCGTTGTCGCGTGACTAGGCCGACCTGGGCTGAGACTCGTCGGCCGTTTATCGTGCCTCGTGTCGTTAGAAAGGAGTCCTTTCCCCTCATGATTGAGGTTGAGGACGTTCTTCCGCCATACACGGAACACGATGACGGGGCGGTTCTGATAGACGTCAAGAAGACAAAGTAGATCGGACGTAGTCCGGCGAGCGGAAATGTGGTCTGTGCGGAAAGACCCCGCCTTGATTGTAAGGACTGTCGTGACATGGGGCTCCCGAAAGGAGTTACCCTGCGTCATGGAGGTTGGAACCCTCCGCGATAAGCTTATAAGAAAAAGGGATTCCGAGCTACGGCTCGCAATATGGGACCCTGGGTGGGTGCATGAGTACGCCCCGACGTCGGGCTACGGTGAGGCGGCTTAAAAACCGCGGCTGCGAAAGTAAAGTTGCAGTGGTCTACTGCAGGATGTAGGCGTGTTGTAGGACACCTGAACCTGTGTTTGTCGCGAC